CTAAAGAGCTTCTAGCAGAAATAACAGGACCACAAATTAAGGGTGTTAGAACTCTTAGCAAGAACACCTCCAATATAGCGGCGGGTGAATTGGTTCGAATACAACAAAAAGTTAAAGGTGGATTAGCCAAGGGTTTAACCCAGAATGAAATTATTAAAGATGTCATGAAGACAACTAAGATAACACAACACCAAGCTAAGACACTAACAAGAACATCTATTACTACAACACAAACAGATGCGTTGAATCAAGTAATGAAAGCTAATGAAGAAGTAATCAAGGGTTATATGTTTACTGCTATATTAGATGGTCGTACAAGTGCGATTTGTTCTTACCACAATGGACAAGTATATGATATCGATGACAGACGTTATCAGCCTCCTTTACATTGGAACTGTCGTTCTACAATGGTTCCGGTCATTAAGGCTAAAGACGAACTTGAAGCGCTTAAATCGAAAAATATTAAATCTAGAAACCTTAAGAAAGTCAGAACTTCTGAACTGGATGGTAAGGCTAGTAAAATAAAAGACTACACAACTTGGTTGAGAAGACAAGGTACTGATGTACAGATTAAACAACTAGGTGGTGAACGTCAAGCAACACTATTTCAAACAGGTAGGCTAAAAGCCTCTGAGTTTGTTTCACCTATTGGTAAGGCTCTATCTCTTAGAGGACTTATGAGACGAGGTAATAAGACAGTTAAAAGACCTACAGCTAAGAATGACAGTATAATAAGTTTAGACTTTAATACTCCTGATGAGCTATTGGCTTCTAAGTCTAATACAGCGGCTTTAAAAGCACACTTTAAGAATGATGCGGCTGAGAATGCTCAAGCACTAGCTTTGACTGACTTTAAAGGTAACTCTTTATCTCAGAAGCAAGGTAGTCGTAGAGCGTTTAAGAACAACCGTGATGGTGCAGTTATGAATGCTGAAGGTGCTGATTATGCATCTGGTGCAGGAAGACATTTACAAATTCAAGAACCTGAAATACTTACTGAACGTTTAGCTAGAGTAAGAGCCAGTGATGGACTTACAGGCGCTCAAAAAGATTACATTGAGACTTTCGTAAACGACTTAAGTGCAGATATATCTATTAACCAACGCTCTGTTATTACAGACGTTATGAGACAAACATTCACAAGATACAACACTACTGGTGAGGCGTGGGGTAAACCTACTTCTGTATTCAGGAAGTTTACAATTAATGCTGTTCAAGACTTAGGTACACTAATGTTTAACCGTTCAGCTGATAGAGGTAAACTCTTTGGTGGTTTAACACAGGCGTTAGATAATGACCCTGCTGTTTATATCTTCAATAAGAAGTATACTATTGGTGAGTTAATTGATTCTCAAATAGCAGACAACAGATACATTGAAACATGGCGAGGCACTCAAGGTGCTAAGATGGCTAGGAAAGCTTACTTTAGTGGTAAAGCTCCTATAGCGGCTTATACACAACCTATTATTAATCGTTACCCTTCTTTAGATAACTTTAAGAAGAAACTATTAAACAAGATTCCGGGTTATAAGCAGAAGCTAGCACTAGAGAAGTTCTTAGACAGAGGTCCGAGTGATTCTTTTATCACAAGGCAGATAGCTACACTTAAAGGTAATGCTCGTGAGATACTCGACTTAGAGTTCTTATACGCTAGGCGTAGGGCTAAAGCTAAAGTTGCTTTAAAAGATAAGTCTATTAATGCTACTGCTAAAGCTATTGAAGCGATTGCTATGGCTGATGGTGCTGACTATGATATGTTAGCTATTAAGATAGGTAAACTATTTGACGAAGAACTAGGTGATTTAAACTTATTCCGTTCTAAGACTCTTAAAGAGTTCCACAGAGATGGAAGTAAGATAATCAAGTCCTTCGAACAGCAAGGTATAGTTCGTACAACTGTAATAAGAGATATTGGTACTTCGGCACCTATTGATTTGGCTACAGGTAGACCTGTTGGTAATGCGGCACTTCGTGGTGTTAATGTTACTAGACAGCTTACTATCACAAACGGTCCAATGAAAGACTTACAGATAGCGGCAGAGAAAGCTAGAACAGCAAGACGATTCGGTTATCACGATAACAAGAATAAAGTTTATGCTAGAGCAGGCTCGAAAGAGTTCTATGATGCTCGTGGTCGGAAGACTAAGATGCCAGTTGTATCAGAAAAGGTTTACAGGGATTATGACCCTAAACAAATAGACCGTGATATGGCTAACATGCTTAATCATGCTAACTCAGTTAAATATGAAGTTGACCCTGAGTTCTTTGACTTTACAGAACGACTTATCTACTTTAAAGATAAACGTGGTGAAGCTAAGAAGTGGGACGATATTAACGAGATGAAGAAACTCTTTATTGGTCGTGGTAATGATGGTCGTGGCGTTATGGCTACAGCTAAATACTACAGACAAAAAGGACAATCATTCTCTGTTGATGCTTCAGTAGATTTCCGTGGACGTGTTTATCATCGTGGTTTGCTTACACCGACTAAAGGTGAAGCTGTTAGACCATTCTTAAACACTGCTAAAGAGATTGCTATTAACGCAGATGCTGTTGAAGAACTACAAGTTCAGATAGGCGCTCTTATAGGTAATCCTCTAGACACGTTAACTAACGCCGGTAGAATAAAAGCTTTTAAAGACCAAGAGAAGAACTTACTTCAGATTGGTGAGGCTATGATGTCTCCAACACAACCAGACAGACGTATCAAAGAATTCTTATCTAACCCTCTTGTAGCGGTTACTGAAGATAAGGAAGTTGGTAAGTTAGCTAGACTAGCTCTTGAGTATACTCGTATACACAGGCATATGAATGGTGAAATGGTTACTAATAAGTCTCTATGGACTAATGCACAACGTCAAAGACTAGCACAGTATAAAACAAAGATGATGATAGAAAACGATGCTTCTTCAAGTGGAGCGCAGATTATATCTTTATCTACAGGTGATAGACAAGCGGCAGAACTCTCTAATGTTGTTCAAACAGCTAAGAAGCAAAGACTCTATGATGAGATTGCTAAACGTACTGTTGATGATGCTGAGTTCCTAGCTATACCTGAATTAGCTGAACTAGATTTAGACTGGACTGACTTAATGAAAGCGGCAAAGAATCAGAACATGGTTGCCTTCTATGGTGCCGGTGATGCTACTAAGTCTGCTAACGTTGCTAATCAGTTTGCTAAAGTACTTGCTAAGAAAGGCAAGATAGCTATATCTACTAAAGAGGTTGACAAGTTTAAGAAGGCTATAGACGCTAAGATAAGCTTTGAAATGGATAGAAAGAATTGGTCTCGAATCGATGAATTACGAGATATCAAGAAACAAGTGGTGTTATCTTCTAAAGAAGGTACGTCCATTACTGACTCACTATATGAAACTGCTAGGGCAGAGTTCAGAGACGGTATAAAGAATTCCGAGGACATGCACATGTTCTTAGCTAAACTTAAAGACGAAACAGGTGACTTAATTGGTACTCGTTTGTTCGATAAGATATCTAAGATTATGAGTGCTAAACTCGAACAAGAGGTTCCTGTTACTGGTAAATTTATTAAGTTCTGGAAAGATGTAGCTAAAGATTATGTTGCTGAATCCGGTTCCGTTGATATCCCGTGGATAACATTCGATGGAAAAAGAATGACACAAAGATACCGAGTAAAAGAACAAACAAGAATAGACTTTACAGACCCAGTTACAGGTAAGAAAGTCTTTAACATATATGAAGAAGCCTCACCAGACGGTAAACTAATGTCGCAGTCCAGTATACAGGATGCGTCAATAGGTCTAGGGGTTAACGGCAATCACAGCAATGATGCGGCGATTGTTAGACAATTCCACCTTTGGGGTAGGAAGAACAAAGTAGCGACTGGAACAATCCACGATGCTTTCTTCTCGAACTTAGGTGAAGCGGTTCCCGCTAAATGGGCTTTAAGACAAATCTATGCAGATAGTCTGAAACAAGGCACCATTCCACAGACTCTCGTAGCGATGCGAAAGTCAGGTATGTCAAGGGCGACATATAATAAATACGTACAAAGAGCAAAACGAGAAGGATTAATCAACCCTGATAATGCGATTACTCCTAAAGAATTGCTAGAAACCATACGAGAAGGAAACGACTGGTATGGAATCGGTCCATAGATATTTGTAATAGCTATACGACCACTAAACAAACAAACGTGTCTGTGACACAAATATATACATCAACCCAAGCTGTGCTTGAAAGGAAATAAAATGAGCGATAATCAAATCGAAGAAAACGTAACACCAGTAGTTGAAGAAACACCTGTTGTTGAAGAAGTA